GAAGAATTTGGTTTTAACGTCACCTGGAGAAAAATTATTTCAACCCGATGTGGGTTCAAAGGTATACGAACTGCTGTTTGAACCTTTGGACCCATTTACAATAGATACACTTAAAGATGAAATAGTTGATACTCTTTTAAATTATGAGCCTAGAATTGAAGTCATTAATGTGGAGATTACCGCTGAAAATGATATGCATGAATTGAGAGTTGATGTTGAATACAGAATTGTTGGTCAACCTCTTGTCCAAACTATAGACTTTATCTTAGAGAGAGCTCAGTAACATGATCCCAACAAATCTTACAGCGATGGATTTCAATTCCATCAAGGCTTCTATCAAAGATTATTTGAGGACTCGTCCAGAATTCACAGATTTTGACTTTGAAGGTGCAACCTTGTCATATCTGATTGATGTACTTGCTTATAATACTTATTATGGAGCATTCAATGCCAACATGGCAGTCAATGAGTCATTTCTCTCTTCCGCTACAGTAAGAGATAATGTAGTAAGTATTGCAAAACTTTTAAACTATACTCCTAGGTCTTCTAGAGCAGCAAAGGCATGTATTGGGTTCCAGGCTCAATCTGAACAACTCAACGGTGTATGGCCACAGTATGTAACTCTAAAAAGGGGCGTTGTTGCTAATGGTGGTGATTATAACTTCGTAAGTTTGGTAGATGTTGTACAACCGACAGATAATACAGGATTAGCAACATTCAATAATGTTCTCGTTCGTGAAGGAACGTTATTGACGTATCAATATACCGTATCATCTTTCAAAAAACAAAATTACGTCATTCCTAGTGATAAAATTGACGATACGACAATTACAGTTACTGTAAAACCCAATGCACAATCAACCCAAGAGGACGTTTATGTCAGGGGATTGGACGTTACTACGATTACAGCAACATCTAGGGTATACTTCCTAACAGAAACTGAAGATGGTAGATATGACCTGACATTTGGAGATAATGTTATTGGTAGGAAGTTGGAAGATGGTGAAGTTATTAATATTTCATATCTCAAGACTCATGAAGCTGAAGCAAATGATATTAGCGTTTTTGATTATATTGGGGAAATAGAAGATCAGTATGGTAGAGCAATTACAGATATTACTGGCATTGTTGAGGTTCAAGAGCGTTCTCAAATGGGAGATGCGCCCGAAAGTGTAGAATCAATTAAATATACTGCTCCTAGAGACTATACTACGCAACTTCGCGCAGTTACTGCTCAAGATTATGGTATTATTGCGAAAAAAGTCTATCCTAACGCAGATTCTGTAATTGCTTTCGGTGGAGATGAACTTTCTCCTCCAGTTTACGGAAAAGTTTACGTTACTATTAAGACTAAGACTGGTAATTTACTCAATAATGCGACTAAATTGACAATTGCTAAAGATTTGAAGCAATATTCAATGGCGTCAATTGAACCCGTCATTATTGATGCGGAATTTCTTTATGTTCCTACATCATTGTTCGTATTTTATGATCCTACTAAGACTAGTAAGAGTATTTCTGAACTTCAAGGATTAGTTCTTGGCGCAGTTGAGCAATTTGCTAGTCAAGAAGATATTAACAACTTTGGATCTACATTCTCACTTTCTAAGTATCAAAAGGCAATTGGACTTGCTGATACCTCAGTTGACTCGGCATCTGTACAAACTACCCTGTTAAAGTACCTTAGAGTTAATCCTGGAACCGTTGATACTTATTGCACTGACTTTGGTTCCCCTCTGTATGATTCAAATCCATCTAATACAGGTGGTGGTACAGGTGGCGGTGATGGTGGCGGCGGAGGCGGTGGTGGATGTAAAAAGGAGCCTGTAATTGCTTCTGGTCAATTCATCACTACTGACAGACCCGATGTCATTCAATACTTTGAAGACGATGGTTTCGGTAATCTAAGAACTTACTATAACAGTGGATCTAGTAAAGTATATACAAATGATGAAGCTGGTACTGTAGATTACTCTACGGGTAAAATCTGCTTCGGTCCAGTATCACTGATTCAACCATCTGGCGATACTGGTAATATTATTACCACTGACCCTGGCCTTGATGATGGCGGTGGCGATGGTGGAACTAGTACACCTGGAGTTCCACCTGGAGACACTGATACGGGCGACGGCGGCGGCGGTGGAGACGGCGGCGGTACTGATACCGATCCTGGAACTGGTCCTGGCGGTGGTGATCCTGGTGGTGGCACTCCTGGCATTCTTCCAGTTCAAATTATCCCATCAAACGTATCTAATATCAAACCTGCAACTTCTGGAACGGTTATTTCTTTACCAATACCAAGTATCACAGTTGTACCTGTAGGAACCCAACCACCATCTACAATTCCGCTAAATAATCTTACGCCTGAACAGTACGCTGTTGTGCCTGCTGTAATCACCCCAATTGACATTGCCAATGTGGGTGGTCTTAATAATATCTCTTGTTTCTGATTCGCATAATATACTTCAATGACGACTAATCCTAATAAGGTCTCTCAGAATATTCTGAATCAACTTCCTGATTTTATAAAATCAGAACACCCCGCATTTGAGAAGTTTTTAGAATACTACTATAAGTCTCAAGAGAAAACGGGTCAACCTCAAAACATTCTTAATCAACTAACACAATATCTTGACATTGATAGTTATGACTTTGGGTTAATTCAAAGTAAAACATCATTGCTTGAAGATGTGAGTGCAAACTCAGACATCATCACTGTTGAAAGCGTTGATGATTTCCTTGAGAATGATGGTAGTCTTCTCATTAATGATGAGATTGTTTACTATGAAAGAGCAGACAAATCTCCAGAAATCTCACTTACTGATGGTGTTTCATACCAAGAATTCCGTGAAAAGTGGATTGAACTTCAAAGTCCATACATGAGTTTCAATGGAGTGCAAAGGTCCTTTCCTCTGCGTTCCGAAAACAATCCAGTTGCAGCACCATCACCAGATCATGTTGTTGTTAGACTATATGGGCAGTATCAAATCCCTAACGTTGATTTTGTAATTGACGGCACAAATATTATATTCACCGATCCCCCAAGATCACCAAACCCTTCAGATTCTGTTGAACAGACTGCAATTTTTTACCTGAAAGGTTTTCTACAGGACCCGATTGAAGTTCTGGATGATATCTCGTCTCAGTTCAATTCTGCGGTAACTGAATTCATTGTCCTTAACAATGGTATTAAGTATAACCCAGTTCTTGACATCTATCTAAACATCATCGTTGGTGGTAGACTTCTAACACCTTTTATTGATTTCACACTGGTGAGTGATGGTGTCAATAATATTCTAAAATTCAAAACTGCTCCAACAGCAGACCAGGGAGTATATATTGCTTCTGTTGAGGCACCTATTAGTAGTTTTGGTAGTGGAGCATCGGCAGTAGCACAAATTGGATCAACTGGAGAACTCAGTGGAATTCTTGTAAAGTCTGGTGGATCTAACTATAGGATTCAATATCCACCTAATGTTGATATTGTAACTACTGTAGGTGGCGGTGGAGCAGCTGCATATTCACTGGTCAATGGTATCAAATCTTTGCCCCTTTTGGGTGGTGGTGCTGGATATAGTGATTTGAACCCACCCATCGTTGATATTGAAGTTCCTACTGCACCTGGTGGAATTTCTGCTAAGGCAACTGCCATTGTTGAAAATGGAAGTGTAGTTGGACTAAATCTTGAAGAATCTGGAAGTAATTTTACATTCACTCCTAGAGTAACATTTAAGGATCCTGGTGGATGTGTTCTTGCAAATCCATCTATTGATATTAATGGATCTTTGATTTCAGATTCAATCACAATTGAATCAGGTGGTGTAGGTTATACTATTCCCCCCACAGTATACATTGATGCCCCAACTGGTCCTGATCCTATCCAAGCAGAACTCTCTGTAACCATAACAGATGGCACTGTAACTGGTTATGTAGTCACTAACCGTGGCAGAGGTTATCTGGCTGCTCCTAGGGTTGCTGTAATTGATCCTGGTGCTGCTCAAATTCTTGATGTCATTGTTGATGCTACTGGTAGAGTAATTGATATTGACTTACTGTCTGGTGGTTCTGGATATGTTGATATTCCCTCAATTTATATTGTAGATAATAGAAAAGATGCTTCTGGAGCATATATTGGTGGAGTCGGTGCTACTGCTGTAGCATCTATCTTTAATGGACAGATTACAGACCTCAATATTACAAACTTTGGTACTGGGTATGATCCCGCAAATCCACCTAGAGTTGTAATCCAAAGACCGCCTTCTGCCAATGCTTCTGCGGAAGTTGGGTTTGGAGAAGTCACTGGATTCCGTGTAGTTGAAACTGGATCTGCGTATACTAAGGCACAATTTGTTGGATGCTCTCGTGGTGTGTCTGGTATTGTTGGATATGACAGTGACGGTAATGTAATATACGAAAATAACACTGTCCCTGCAGTGCATTCCGCACTTTCTAGTGAAGTTCAGTGTCTTGATGGTGTCTTTATTGAAAAAATGCTCAGTAATTTTACTGAACAGTATCTTCCAGACATTCCCAAGATTGACCTTAAGAAAATTAACATCAATACGGTCATAAAAAATATTCGTACCTTCTATGCATCAAAAGGTACTAGAGGATCAATTCAATATCTGTTTAAAATTCTGTATGGCGAAAATGTTAGCGTAACATATCCCAAAGAACAAATTATTA